TACGGGTAGCTCAGGCTACATTGGCTCTCATCTATGTAAGATGTTAGAGAATGATTATGAGGTTCACGGACTTGATATTAATGAACCACAGCATCCTGTTAAACAGTTCAATCACATTGACATTAATAGACTGTTTACAACCGAGGATGAGTACGATGCTGTTATTCATTTGGCTGCGTTAGTAAATGTGAGCAGAAGCGAACGGATGCCTATTCAATATTATATTACTAATTTGAATGGTACCATGAATGTATTGAATAAGATAAAAACTAAGAACTTTATCTTTGCTAGTACCGGAGCTGCTGCATTATGCGAAAGTGCATATGGTATCAGCAAGAGAGCAGCAGAAGATGTTGTTAAGGAATATTGTACTGTTCACAATCCGACGCCATACTCAATCTTTAGATTCTACAACGTCATTGGTAGCTCAGGATATCCTCCCACTAATCCTGATGGGCTTATGTATAATCTTATGAAGTCAGAACACACTAAAGAGTTTACTATCTTTGGTAACGACTATGACACTCCTGATGGAACTTGTATTCGTGATTATACTCACGTTGATGAAATCTGTAATGCGTTGAAACTAGCCATTGAAGAACCTGCGAATGGGGTTGAGGGCTTGGGTCATAGTAAGGGGCATAGTGTTAAGGAAATGGTTGAAATTTTTAAAAGGGTCAATCAAAAAATACTTAATGCAGACTCACTCACTGTTAACTATGGTCCTCGCAGACCAGGAGACGCAGCAGTTAGCGTGTTGAAAAATGTTAGTAAGTACATGAAGAACCTTTATTCCATCGAGGACTTGTTAAGGCTTGACAATGGCTCTAAATAGTGATAGTGTGAAAACATGAATATATTCTATGTAGATTCGGATCCCGAAGTCGCCGCCCGCAACATGGTTGACAGGCATGTTGTCAAGATGATTCTTGAGACAGCACAGCTCCTGTCAACTGCTCATCGTGTTATTGACGGTGAGGAGTATGTAGGACAATCACAATCTGGGCGCAACGCAAAACGATGGAGGCTATCAGGTAATGCTGACGCTATTATGTATGCTGCTACTCACATTAATCATCCTTCAGCAGTTTGGGTTCGTGAAAACTCTGCTAACTACAATTGGTTGTATGATCATCTTTTGGCTCTTGGTCGTGAGTACACTTATCGTTATGGTCGCACTCACCTTACTATTGATAAACTAAAAGATATTCTTGAGGATGCTCCTGAGAATATTGAACAAAGCAATGTAATGACTAAGATGCCATCGTGCATGGACAAGCAATACATTGTTAGCTTAGACCCGATTACTAACTATCGTAACTATTACAATTATGGCAAGACTGACTTGCTCCGTTGGTCTAATCGTCCTCCCCCGCAATGGATTGACGGTACGATTATCGTGAACGACGGTAAGAAGCAGATATATACTATACAGAGGTAAAAATATGTTTGATAAAATTAAAAAGTGGCTTAATCCTACTCCAGAGGTTGCGCCGGAACCAGTAGCCACAGTAAAAAAAGCACCTAAGAAGAAGGAACTTACTCCTAAGGAAAAGGCTACAGCAGAGGGTGAACCCTATGTTGCTATTCTAAGTGTTGACTTGGATCCTGCTGACATTAACAATGGTTCATTTGAACTTGATTGGAATGATAAGTTCGTTGCAAATCTAATTAAGCAGGGATATAAGATTCGTCCTGATGATACTGATGCACAGATTGTGGATCGTTGGTTCCAAACTGTTTGCCGTAATATCGCACTTGAAGTATACGAGCAGGAACAGGCTGACCCTTCTAAGCGTGATAGCGACATGCGAGTTATTCAGCAGCGTGATTTAGGTAATGGATTCACCGAAGTTAGCTGATATGAAAAATAAAAAATACCAAATCACTCATTTAGGCAAGACACTCAATACTGACCATTGGTATGACTTGCCAGAAGATAAGTGCTTGCAATTGAAGGCTGCGTATTACGAAAAGCCTGATTTTGATTTGGTTAAGAAAAATCTAGAATCAGTATACAATGGCGGCACTATCATAAGCACCATTACTAGTTACTATGTAAAAGACCTTATGGCTAAAGTGAAACTAGAATCTCCGCGCTGGTCAATTGAAGAAGTATTTGAATCTATAGACTTGATTAGATACTTTTGGAGTAGGGTCCTTTCTAGCGACAAAGTATATCCAAAGACCGATTCAGATATCAAGAACTTTGAGGCTGCATTGCGTCTTAGTGGTGGTGGCGTTGCAATGAAGCCGTCTAACTATCCAATCAAGTCTGTTGACTCTATTCTATCTAGATATAATATCAACGACAAATACTATGATTTTTCCTGTGGCTGGGGCGTTAGAATGCTTTCATCATTGAGAAACAATGTTGAGTATTACGGCACTGACCCTAATAACATGTTAGTAGAACGCCTCAATCAAATGGCTACTGATTACAACACAGTAAACGGTACATCCGCAAAGTATGACATTCGTTGTCATGGTTCTCAAACATTTGTCCCTGAGTGGGAAAACACCATCGGCGTAGCATTTAGCAGTCCTCCGTATTTCAATCTTGAAGATTACAAAATCGGTGACCAGTCGTTTAAGCCTGGCACTACGTACCAAGAATGGCTAGATATGTATCTACGACCTACACTAGAAAACATCAAGAAGTATTTGGTTGATGATGGCAAGATGCTAGTCAACATTAAAGATTTTCTAGACTATAAGTTATGTGCTGATACTAGGGCCATTGCAGAAAGCTTAGGTTTTCATTATGTAGAAACACTCACATTGAAAAACATAACTAGACCAAGTGCTAAAGTAGACTTGAACACCGACGAAGGCATCATGGTGTTCTCAAAGAAGCCTGAGCAGCCTATTCCCTCACCCTCAAGTTTATTCACTTTTGGATAAAAAAGTAAATAATTGGATAAAAAAGGTTGACATCTGCGACGTTATTGTGTATTATATGTATATATTAACGAGTAAGGAATGTTATTATGGCAGTAAAGTTTAAGTGGGTCGCTAACACCGCTAAGATTACTAAAAAGCAGTTACCGGTCAACGATCTTGATCGTAAGCCTGGTGATATTACCGCACGAAGTGCAGTAGACATGGCTAATGATTTTATCGTGTCACCTGAATTTGAGCAAATCAAAGCTGCTCTAGCCGATAAAAGTTATAGCAATGCAGCCCCTCAAAATTTCAGTGATACACCAACTCTAATCAAGATGAAGATTAGGTTGCTTATTTCTGCACTTGAATTTCAGCGTCCTATTGAATTCACTCACGTTAAGAAAATTGTACTTGGGTGGGATTCTAGGCGACCTGCTACTGTCAATGTAGTTTATAACCCTGATACAAAGCAGCATTACATTACTGATGGGCAGCACACTGTTCTTGCATATGCAATCCGTGCATATTTGGGATTGTTCAAGGATGTTGATCCAGCGGATTGGCTTGATCTTGAAATAAATTGCCAAGTGGTAGAGTCCAATGACATGGCATTTTGTAGCGAACATTTTCAGGGAATCAACGGCGGCGACAAACTGCCATTGACTCCGTTTGATTATTGGAAGCCAAAAGTTCTTGGCAAGCGTCAGCATTCTCCTAACAAGCAGACTAAGGATGAATATGAGATTGCTTTTGCTAAACAGACTGTACTAGAAAAGTACAAAATCACCCCGGTGCATCAAGACTCCGTTGACCGATTCAAGCCCGGGGCACTCGTGCATGTCAATAATCTTGACAAAATGAGTGTTGAAGATGTTGCTTTCATGGCAAAAAATCATAACACATATTGGTCGCAGGAACCGGTTGATCCTACTGAAATGCTTCCATTGCAAGAACTTCGCAATCGTTGCGTAAAGGCTGGCGCAGAAACAGACTCTAAAGAGTTTAAGGAATTCATGCAGGATTTGAATGCAATCATCAAGCATGTATTGGGAGGATTTGCGGAACTTCGTCACAAGACTCAAGAAGTATATCCTATATATCATAAAGCCGCATTCGGTGAAACAAAGTCGGCTCCCAGGGACGCTTCGCTATCCTTGTTGTTGAAGATGTATAAGAAGGCTGGCGGCACTTATCGATATGCTCCTAGTATTTTGATGAACAAGTACAGCGAAAACAACACGGACCTGTTTGATCATCTTGATCCTGCAATTAGGAAGATGTTCTAATGTTTATGTATATCGCAGAGGTGCATGGTAAAATTAAACCGGGTATCAGCAAAACAGTTACCAGCCGCATCCTATCGTATGATAAGGGAAACACTAATCCTGTAATTCATAAGTTGTATGTGGCTAATGAGGGTTTTGATAGTCATATTAACAATCTAGAATCTTATGTGCTGCGAGAACTGTTTCCGTTTTTAGAGAATCCAAATGGAAACCGAACTCCTAGTGAATACGTCGATCCCAAATTTACAAAAATTGATGTTGCATATGTGCAGGCGTTGATTGAGTCCCGCGTCAAAAATCACCCACTGCAAGTACGCAAGGTAAAGGACGAATATCTCCCTCTTACCAGACACAACGCTAAAGCGATTGTTGAAGGTATCAGATTGTTTCCGGATAAGTACCTCGAAAATATTTAAAGTGTTAGTATAATAATCAAAAATACGGGTAACATAAAAAAAATTCATGACGCTATATGCTTTATAAATATTATTGCTTTTAAAGCACCTTAAACAGAGTACCCAGTGCCTGGGTTTGTTAAGGATAACATATAAAGGAAAATAAAATGACTGCATTATCTGTGGGGAACGCCGGTTCCTTGGTTACACGTACTATTCAACAAGCAAAAAGTAAAGACTTGATGCTTCGTGAATTATTTCAAAATGCGCTAGAAGCGACCGCAAAACAAACTTCCGGAAAAAAGAAAGTTCATATTAGAGTAATGGATCCAGCATGGTTTGGATTGAAAAATTATTATTCTACAAAAAAGTTCGGCATTTATAATACTGGTCCGGGCATGAGCGCCGCAAATCTTAAAGCAGCCACTAATCTATCAAGTTCAATCGGCAAGATTCAAAGTCTTTTTAAGAACTTTGGTGAGGGTGGAAAGGTAGCATGTTTACCTGTAAATCAATCTGGAATGATTTGGATTTCGTGCTATAATGGTCAGGTTAATTTAGTAGTACTTAGACTTCACCCCGACCCACTAACAAACGAAGAACGGTATGAACGTCAAGATTTTGATATGGGTAATGGAATTAAAACTGATGTAATTAACATTACTGCTCTGTTTGAAGATCAATCAGTTATACTTTCTGAATTTCAGAGTTTTAGTAACCCCTCAGGGCTGGACAATACAGAAGATTGGACCTGCATTATATTGTGCGGTAATCAAAAGGATCAAGATACTACTATTAATCCATATGGTGATAGAAATCAGACTGGCGCCTGGGCATTAAATGAATTGTACAAAAGATTTTCTCATGTTCCTTCTGATGTTGATGTACGTTCAGAAATTCATAGTAAGGGCAAGAGCATTAAAAGTGTTCCATTTAATACCGCGTTTGAAGTTTTAAAAGATAGAGCTAGTAAAACATCTGACAAGGTTCAAATGGAAACAATCTCAATTCCTGATTTGCCTGCAAGTGTAGACATTGATGATCACCATGTTCAAAATGGTACTATTAACATTACCTATGTATACGATGGTCCTTACGGTATTGGCAATTCAATTGCAAATAGAGAAAAGCCTGCTAGTATTATTGGAAATAACTCAACTTGTCCAATCTTTTCCGGTATAATTTACAAGGATGAGATTTATGATATTAGAGGAGGAAGTGAGGGAACTTCGACTTGGCAACCTGCTGCAAAGGAATGTGGTATATTTCACGGATACAAATATTGTAGAGTATATGTTCATATCCCCGAATCTACTAGCATTGTAACTGACCGATACAGAACAGAATTGTTGTCTAACAATTATGCTAAAAAGAAAATTTCATTTACAGATTACAAACATCAAATTTTTAATAACATGCCAGCATGGTTTGTTGATAAGATGAAAGAGTTTGCGCCCAAACCTACTAATCTAGGTGACGTTCAAAAAGAACTCAACGATTTGTGGCAAGAAACTCAACTTAAAGGATCTTTCTCTAAAATAAATTCAACCACTGTAGGAACAACTACAACCATCAGACTAAACCGCAATCCATCAGGTAACAAAGGGGGACCAAAGGGTAGTACTAATACTGGTACCCTTAGTGGTGCTATACTTGCTGCTTCACTTAATGGTAGACAAACACAAATTAAACCGTTTCCTAATATTGAAGTTTTGACTGAAAAGGATATTAATACTGCTTCGGTGAATCCTAATTTTAGATACAAGGCAGCAGAGTATGCAATTGATAGAAATGTGTTGTTTATTAACTCTACCTACCCTGTAATTGAAATGATGCAAGATGACCTGCTAAGTGGTTGCATCGATCCATCAGATGATGTAATTCAATTAGCATTTGAAACTAGCGTTAGCGTACTAACTAGATTAGTAGGCACAGGATTAATTTATGGTTTGGCAAAAGAAGGTAAACCAGGATACGAAGAAGATTTTGAGAAAGCTATTGATTCGGCTTGTTTAAGTACACATGCAGATAAATGGATTGAAAACTTCGACCCAATTAAGAAGAAATTCGAAAGAGATACTAGGGTGTTAGAAATGAGTTCGCATCTTGTAAAGGCAGCGTAATAAAGTGATAGGGATGTTTTTGGGCATCCCTATCATTTAAGGCTTGACATCTGCTAATATATAGTGTAATGTATGTATATATTAATAGAGAAAGTACCATATGAAATACGCATTGATTGACACAGCTAATACTTTCTTCCGCGCTCGGCATGTTGCTAATCGCAATACTGATACGTGGGAGAAGATTGGCATGGCTATGCACTTGACAATGTCCTCTGTCAATCAGGTTCAGCGCATGTTCGGCGTTGACCATGTAGTGTTCTGTCTTGAGGGACGTAGTTGGCGTAAAGACTTCTATCAACCTTACAAGGCAAATCGTAAGCTTGATGAGTCTGCGATGACTGAACGTGAAGTAGAAGAAAACAAGATGTTCTGGGAAACGTATGAAGCGTTTACCACGTTCCTTCGTGAGAAGACTAACACTAGCGTATTGCGTGTCCCCAACGCAGAAGCAGATGACATCATTGCTCGGTTCGTTGCATTGCATCCCGATGATGAACACTTCATTATTTCTAGTGACACTGACTTTGTGCAGTTGATTGCTGAAAACGTGCATCAGTATAACGGCGTTGCTGGTCAGTTGATTAAGCTTGACGGCTACTTCAATGACCGCGGTAAGCCTGTCAAGGACAAGAAGACTGGCGAACACAAGTTGCTTGAGGACCCGGAGTATCTACTGTTCAAGAAGATTATTCGCGGTGACTCAACTGACAACGTATTCAGTGCTTATCCAGGTGTGCGTGAGAAGGGTTCTAAGAACTCGGTCGGTATTAAGGAAGCATTTGAAGACCGTGAGAAGCAAGGCTTCAAGTGGAATAACATGATGCTACAGCGTTGGACTGACCACGATGACGTTGAACATCGTGTTAGGGATGACTATGAACGTAATCGCACGTTGATTGACCTTACAGCGCAGCCCGATGACATTAAGGAAGCAGTAGATAATGTGATTAAGAACGATGTTCGCACTGATGCTACTGCCGGTGTTGGCATTCACTTTATGAAGTTCTGTGGCAAGTATGAACTTACTCGCCTTAGTGAGCAGGGTGAGTCGTATGCAAAGTGGCTCAACGCTCCGTACAAAGGAGTGCTGAATGGCAATTGATCCTGTATATCTCTGTAAAGATTGCAAATTTAGCAAGATGAGCATAGCTAATACTATCCTTACCTTCGGCGGACGACTCGGCGCTCAAGGATTCATGTACAAATGCACTAGGACTTTCAGACCGGCCCGTGATATAATTGATCCGATTATTGGGCCAGACCGCATTAAAGCTGAAATTAGCTACTGCGAACTCGAACGCAGGCACGGTGATTGCGGACCCACTGCAAAGAATTGGAAACCAAAGAATAAGAAAGACCTATTTAAGGCACTAACAAAGGATTATCATGACTGAACTAGTCGCAAAGCCAATCGTTAAGAATCAATTTTGGATTGTCACTGATGGCAATAGAAAAGTTGGTAACATCGAAGCTAATAACGCTGGATACGGGGTGCAGTTAAACGGCACCTTCCTTCAGTTTAATAACACCGAAGAACTTAAAAAGCAGACACAAATTAAGTTTGCGAACTTAAAACAAACGTCTAAGGTACCAGTACCCTATCCAGAATATCCTACAACTGCTAGGGTATACAATTCTGTTTGTGATGTTAAGCGTGGACTTCATTTGTTCACTAAAACACGGAAATCGAAGTGTCTTCATGCAGCAGGATACTTTGTTATGGACCAAAACGGCACAAAAGTGATTGCTTTTTGTCCTAAATACATCTTTATCCAACGTTATCAGTATGAAGGTCCCTTCAAAACTGAATCGGAAGCTAAAAGTAAGATAAATATCTATGATGATACATATTAAACGCTTCATCGATAAAATGTCGTTGGTCGAATCCAAACAGTCGAAAGATGTGGTTTTGCCTATATCCGACGCACGTGGCTTACGTGATGAAGTGACCAAACTACTATCAGACCTACACGAGCTATCACAAACCGAC